ACAGCATCCGGTCCAATCCCGTTGATGATGATGCTCAATGAAATTGGACGCAACGTCCAGCAGGGTGGATCTCGACGGTCTGCTTTGTGGGCTGGTCTCAACTGGCGGCACAAGGATATCAACAAATTCATCCACCTGAAGGATTGGCCTTTGTGGCTCCAGGAACAAAAGGCCCTGGACTACAACGTCCCGGCACCGATGGACATGACCAACATTTCAGTGCTGTTCGATGATGAATGGCTTGTACCGCCCCTCACTCCAGACCATGTGTTTAACGAGGTAGTGCGCCAAATGTGCCAGACCGGTGAACCAGGGATGTGCTTCAACTTCGGAGAACAATCCGACGAAACCCTACGCAACGCCTGTTGCGAGTTCATCTCCGACGAAGATTCTGACATGTGCAACCTGGGATCTCTCAACCTTGCAGCAATCAACAGCATTGAGGAGTTGAAGAGATTCATCTATCTCGCATCTCAGTTCCTTGTATGTGGTTCTGTTAGAGCTGAACTACCCTACGAGAAATGCCGTGATGTGCGCGACAGAAAGCGAAAGATCGGCCTTGGACTCATGGGTGTGCATGAGTGGCTATTGAAGCGTGGAGAGCGATATGAGGTCACTCCTGAGTTGCATGAATGGCTTGCCGTGTACCGGGATGTTTCGACCGAAGCTGCCAACCAGTGTGCCGACAACCTGTCCATCAGTAGACCTATCCGTTATCGTGCCATAGCCCCTGCCGGGACCATCTCCATCATGGCAGGGACCACTTCCGGCATCGAACCGCTGTTCGCTACCGCAGTCAAGCGTCGGTATCTTGTTGGTGGCAGTAACTGGAAGGAACAGTATTTCGTTGACCCTACTGCCAAGGTTATCTCTCAAGAGTTGGGTATCGATCCTGATTCCATTGAGACTGCCTACGACCTTGCAGCAGATCCAGAACGTCGAATCAAATTCCAAGCAGACGTGCAGGACTATGTGGACATGGGGATCTCTTCGACAATCAACCTTCCTGAATGGGGATCGGATCTGAACAATGAGGACACAGTTGCTAAATTGGGTCGAATTATCATGCGCTATTCTGGTCGTCTTCGTGGCATTACAACTTATCCAAACAACGCACGGGCTGGTCAAACGCTCACTGCTGTTCCTTTCAAAGAAGCTGAAGCATTAGAGGGACAGGTGTTTGATGCGTCCGAATTCCAATGCAAAGGAGGGGTTTGTGGAATTTAACGGCAATGATAACCCACGCAAGTACGGTCGTTTCAAAATCCGCGCAGACACAATCGCAAAACACCATAAGGAACTTACATGGATATTCGCAGATGCGGGCCTTCTTGTTGTTCGTGCTTTTAACGACATGTGTGGTGATTACATCTTCTACTCTGCACTTGGGAAACCCTTCCGACGAGTTCTTTTGGGAGAAACCATCCCGACGTACACCCTCACCTTCCTTTCAAAAGGTGATGGCACGGCAGAGTACAAGTTCATTGAAAACAACACCAACAACCCTGAATTGGAAACGGAGAGATAACAAAATGATTCATCCAGACCACCTCAGAGAACTCATCGAGGAGGTCTTGAAGCAGCATGGTCTGTACTCCAAGGCTGCCGTCGAGCTACTCATGCTTACGGCGGCCCAGGAGTCCCACTGCGGTAGATACCTGAGGCAAATCAAGGGACCAGCTTTGGGTATCTTTCAGATGGAACCGGCTACTTATCACGACCTCTGGAAAAATTACATCATCTACAAGGATTCGATTATAGAAGAACTGCGAAAATACAATGTCAATGAGGTCAACTGGCGTGCCACCATGATGGGCAACATCCCGTTCCAGATCCTGATTGCCAGGGTCAACTATCTTCGTATGCCTGAATTATTGCCAGACCATAATGACCTTCGTGGATTGGCTCGATATTATAAGAAGTACTGGAACACATACTTGGGTGCTGCCACCATCGATGAGGCAATGAATAATTATTACCTCTACGCAGTGTCTAACTCAAAGTATTGAAATTACTCAGGATGCCACGACGACCTACTGGAGGACAAAAGGAATGGATATCGAGCAGTTACAGAAGATACTGTCAAGAATGGATAACATCAGTAAACAGCTTGAGAACATTATCTCTACACTAAAGGATAAGGAGGTTATTGTTAAAACCAAACTTTCCAAGAGAAAGGTAAAGAGTAATGATATCCAAACTTCCTCATGAAAGTGTAGACCTCATCAAGCTATTGGATCAGCTTTATCCAGAGAGATGTCCTAACAAGATGGACTCAGAACGTGAAATCTGGATGAAAGTTGGTGAGCGTAGACTTGTGAATCGTCTTCTCCGTATTCTTGAATATCATGAGAGAGGAGAAACTATAATTAAAGAAATGAGAGAGAAAGTAAAATAAGAGAGGAGGTGGACAGCTATTGGCAATGTCATTCGGACCACGATTGTTGGGTGACATCCCTGAATATGTTCCTCCACCGAAGGTTCCTGAATTTGAGATCCCTGACCGTACCGACCCAAAGTTCAATGAACTGTGGGAGGAACGTATCCAACTCCTTAAACGTACAGGTCTCGGTCGTGGTGGTTTCAGTGGTAGCGTAGTCATTAATCAAGATGCCATCATGAACTTGGAGGTCACCAAAGACAACTACGGAGACCTTAAACGTTTGGTGGACATGAAGTCTATCACGGGTGTTGGTACTGTAGAAGTCAGGTACCGACTTAATCCTAAATACAAAAGAGATCTTGGTAGAGAGAGTGGTTATCAAACCACCCTGTCAGAACGGGAGGCACTGGGAAAGACCAGAGACCCTGTATCCCTTTATGACCCTACCGGTGAAGGACGCATGAGCCGTGAAAAGCTGCTCGACAGGTATTACGACACGTATGTTGTTGATACTCGTCAGTGGGACTCGCCGCACCAGTTCGATAAAGACCTTTACAACCTCCTCGCATCCAAGGTGAAGACCTATGAACTGAAGCGTGAGACAGAGAAGATGCAGTACCGCACCAAGATGCAAGAGGAGTTTGAACAACTCAGGCAGGGGCTGTCCACCAAGGCAGACGAGAACATCATCCTCGGTAAGCGTCGAGGGACCAATACCCTTAACACGCAAGGAAGCGCAGGAGGCTTAGGCATACCGCAATGAGTCAGGATACAGGTATGGTAGCTGGTCTCTTTACCCGTCTTGACGGTAAGAGGTCCAATCTATTGGAGAGATGCCGACGTTGTTCTGCCCTGACTGTGCCTCATGTCCTGCCTCCAGAAGGCAACGATGAGGACACCGCACTCCCGACTCCATACCAGAGCCTGGGTGCCAGGGTAGTGAACAATCTCGCATCAAAGCTGATGCTAACCCTATTTCCTCCCAACTCTCCTTTCTTCCGTTATGATGTCGAACCAGCCACCATGGCGCAGTTGAAGCAGGAGTTGGGTGAAGAAGGATTCAAGACCAGGATTCGTCAACGCCTGGGGATGATTGAGCAGGATGCTCAGACCTACTTTGAGATGCAAGCATGGCGAGTGCCTCTCTTCAGGGCCTTGCGTATGGTCATCATCACCGGCAATGCGTTGATTGAGTTTCCTGAAGAAGGTAGACCGAAGGTTCACCGTATAGACAACTTTGTCATCCGGCGCAGTCCTTCTGGTAGAGTTCTTGAAATCATCACCAAGGAGTCAATCACCAAAGAGGAACTTCCTGAAGGCTTTGAACTTGAGGTCAACGACCAGGAGAACGCAGCTCAGGATGTCGAGAAAACCATCGACCTGTACACCTACTGCAAGTGGTCCGGTGGCAAGTGGAGTGTCCACCAGGAGATCTTAGGCAAGATGGTGCCGGATTCTGATGGCACCTACACTGAAGATGAGTTCCCCTACATCCCTTTGACCTGGATGCGTTCGGATGGGTATTCCTACGGAACCGGACAGGTTGAGGAGTACCTGGGTGACTTCCAGGCCCTGGATGGTCTGAACAAAGCCCTGTTGGAGGGTGCTGCTGCTGCTGCCAGAATCATCTTACTGGTCAACCCCAACGGCAACACCTACATCGACGACCTCCAGAAGGCCAAGAATGGGGACTTCGTCGAAGGCAACGCTGAAGATATCACCATACTTCAGCTTGAGAAACTGCACGACTTCCAGATCGCCTTCAATCAAGCGCAGAACATCGAACAGCGTCTGAGCCGTGCCTTTCTGTTGCATGAGTCAGTGCAACGGGATGCAGAGCGAGTGACCGCTGAAGAGATCCGCTACATGGCGCAGGAGCTGAACGATGCCAATGGCGGGATCTACTCGCTGATGTCTCTGGAACTTCAGCTTCCTTTGGTCAAGATTCTGATGTCACGTCTGGCAGACCAGAAGAAACTTCCTGAGCTGCCGAAGGGTGTCAAGCCGACCATCATCACCGGATTCGATTCCCTTGGTCGTGGTCATGACCTCCAGAAGTTGGTTACCGGTCTCCAATATCTTGAGCCTCTCGGCCCTGATGTTATGCGTACCTACATGGTCATCAACGACTATATCGACCGCGTGTTCACCGCCCTGGGTGTCGATACCGAAGGCTTGATTCGATCTGAGGAGCAAGTCCAACAAATCCAGCAGCAGAACCAGATGCAAGCCCTCATCGAGAAACTCGGACCTGAGGTGATGAAGCAGATGGGCGCTGCTCAGGGTGGTGGAGGTCAGCAAAATGTTCAGTCTTAAAGCAATCATGGGCATCAAGACAAAGAAAGATGATGCCAAGGATAAGAACGATAAGGACGCAAAGAAGGGCAAACGACGGTTGTTAAAAGCACCTCTGCTCCTGAATAACCAATAACTGTACAAAAAACTTGGGGAGAAGATATGCCTACTGCAAAACCTACTCCTGATGTCACCGTCGATGGTGACACTCAGATTACCAACATTCCAGAAGGGGTCGATAACTCGGACCCTGGCGTTAAAGCCTACCTGGAAAAGATGGCCGCGAAAGCGGACCAAGGCACCAAGACCAACACTGACGCTCAAGAACCTGAGCTACTTGCAGGGAAGTTCAAGAGCCGTGATGACCTTCTGAAGTCCATCAATGAGCTGTCATACAAGGACATGAGCGACGAGGAATTGGTTGCCAAATACAAGGAGCTGGAGTCCCGAATCGGTCAGCAATCGGACAATGATTCAGGTGACCCCACTGACGATCCAGGTGTAGAGAATACTGACGACAGTGACGATACAGTCAATGACAAAGGCGACACTGACGACAAAAACAAAGACGACGGTGTCAAGGACGATGACGAGGATAAGCCAACCAAGCTGACCCCTGACCTTATCGCCAATTTCAACCGGGAGTTGGCTGAGAACGGGAAGTTGTCCGAAGAGTCCTTCAAACAACTGGAGGATTTCGGTATCACCAGGGATATGGTCAATGCTATGGTCTATGGTGTCCAGGCTCAGATGAAAGAGCTGCATTCCCATGCCGGTGGCCAGGAACTGTACAACAAAATGGTCGCCTGGGCAGAGAATAACCTATCCGAAAGTGAAGTTGCCGTCTACAATGAGGCGTTCATCTCTGGTGACATGGGCAGGATGAAGGATGCCATCGACCTGTTGAAGCTCAAGTACGGTCGGCACAACACCATCCCACCCAAGAACAAGGTAAAACCTTCCGGCACCGGTAATACCACCGTCCAGGGTTACAGCAGCAAGGCTGAAATGAAGGCCGACATGCAAGACCCTCGGTATCAGCGAGATCCGAAGTTCCGTAAAACTGTGGAACAGAAGATCGCCAAGACCACTTGGTTCTAAAGAAAACAAAACAGGCGGTCAAGCACAGACGTCTATCCTACCCCCTCAGGTTATCTAACGCCTGAGCGCCCATTGTCGTGGGCATGAAACTGGAAGGAGGTTGCCGTGGCTCAAGTATTCCGATGCTTGCCCTCGCTCAAGTTTCTTCCAGTTTCATGCCCATGACAGTGGCGCTTTCTCCCCTCCTCCCCAAGGGAAGGGATCGGTACACGACTATGAAAGGTCGCCATCGGTCCCTTCCTCCCTCCTTCACTTCCCACCCCAATGGGGGCGCAAAGCCCTATGCGGAGCTGCTGAGGTAGCAAAGCTTAGGACACCTTTGAATGCCAAGATTGGTGCGTGGTGAGGTCGTTGGATGGCCTTCGTGAGAGGGGTCAACAACCAACCCATCAACCACTAAATCATTCTTTAATTCAAAGGAGATACATAAAATGTCCGCTGCCAATGTTACTTTTTCCGGCGCTAAGAATAGCGCTGATACCACTCTCGACGAGCAACGAGCATTGATGCTCAAGGTGTTTGCCGGTGAGGTCATCACTCAGTTTGAGGAGTCGAGCCTCGTCCTGGACAAGCACACTGTACGCACCATTTCCAATGGCAAGTCCGCTTCCTTCCCGGTCATCGGGAACATGCCGGATGCCGAATACCACACTCCTGGTGAGGAGATCCTGGGCCAGGAAGTGCCGAAGTCCGAGCGCATCATCCCTATTGACCGACTGCTCATCAGTCATGTCTTCATCGATGACCTGGATGATGCCATGCTGCACTACGACATTCGATCCAAGTACAGCCGTATGATGGGTCAGAAGCTGTCCATGACCTTCGACCGTAACGTCATGCGAAACATCATCTTGGCCGCCCGTGAGTCGGCTGCCATCGTGACTGGCGGGGCCAAAGGTGAGCGCATCAAAAACGCTAATCTCGCTTCTGGCACTGAGGCTGACTTCATGGCCGCCTGGGTGGATTCCATCTACACTGCCGCTCAGAAGCTGGACGAGAAGTATGTTACCGGCCCCCGCTACTGTCTGTTGAAACCTGCTGACTACTATAACCTCATCAAGGCTGTCTCCAGCAATGGATTCAGCGTCATTCACCGTGACTATGGCGGCGAGGGTTCCTTTGCCGATGGCAAGGTGCTGAAGATCGCCGGTATCGACATGATTCCGGCCCCCACTCTGCCTGTTGATAACAGCTCCACTGACACCTTCCACGGTGTCGATGCTCGGACCACCAAGGCTATCGTGTTCACTCCCGATGCTGTTGGTACTGTCAAGCTGTTGGACCTGTCCCTCCAGACTCAGTGGGACATTCGTCGCCAGGGTACGCTCATGGTCGCACGGTAAACATACATGCCGAACTCTCTCTAAATAACGGGAAGGCTAACGCTGACCCGATTGAAGGCGTTTAGAATAGCGAGTGCTGTTCCTCTACGGAGGACAGCAAATGAAAGAAAGTTTTGTCAAATACCTTGCCGGTCTGATTGATGCAGACGGCTGCCTATCATTTCAATTCAAACATTCTTCTTCAGGATATCATTTCCTTCATCTTAGGTTATCAATAACAGCATCCTCTGCTGTTGACCGAAACTTCAAGATGCTCAATACAGTTCAGAAAGAAACAGGTTTAGGTAGGATATCTACGTCTACTCGTTCTACTGGTGTTGATGAACATACAGAGAATAGGTGGGAAGTAGGTAGACGGTCTGAACTGGAAATGATATTGCCTCGCCTTATCAAGCACATGGTAATCAAAGCCAGGCATTTTCAAAGGCTTCTCGATAAATACCGTGAGTTGAAAGGTGTCCGTTTATCTGATGAAGATGTTGAGGAATTGGAAGCATTTTCTACCGAATCCAGAAAAAATACAGGACCAATCAAACCTAAGAAACATCCAACGTGGGCGTGGGTTGCTGGATATATAGATGGTGATGGATGTTTCATCAACAGGTATTATCCAAGCAAGAACTACCACAAGCTGGATATGAATGTCGTTGCACATAAAGATGATTCTTGTGGTCTTGAATTGCTTCACAAAGCATTCAAAGGGAACATCTACGTTAAGCAAGGGCATCTCAGGGTATGGGTCCGAAATCTTGGATTCTCAGAATACTCTTTTGTAAAAAGGTTTCTTCCTAAACTCATCCGCTATTCGCTAATCAAACGATATCAAATGGAACAGATACTTGCTGTTCACAATAAACGCCGCAAGCAGAGACTTATTGAGAGAGGCTCTACGGAGCAAGAGAAAGTCCAGTAAGAATATATCTTATCTGATGCGATGGGCCATGGGATGCTCCAGAGCGAGTGCGCTGTTGAGCTGGCCACCGGTGACGTTGCAGCTTAATCTAAACACCACCAACAAGTAGAACCCTAAGGGGAGAGCTGACCTTGAAGTACACAAAGGTCGGCTCTCCCCTTTTTTTCTTTAAGATTACTTAAACCAAACGAAAAGGAGACATAGTGTCAACATGGGAAACTTTTTCATAATCAAACTCATTCGCTTCGTCGGTATGAAGCTGGATGGATACAAAACCACCGTGGGCGGAATCGGAATGATTCTCACAGGTCTCA